GAGGAATGACTATGTTCCTCTTCTTCAAATAGTTATAAATGATGGTGTCCCACATCCTTACCTGATAGAACACATCACTGTAGTTGACCTTAGCATCATATGCCATAGTCAATGCCAGTTCAATCAATTTCATCTTGTCTTCCAAACGGTCAACAAGTTCCACATCGATTATATTATACTCAATAAACTTCTGCCAACCCTTTGTGTAGAAATCCTTAAAGGTCTCAAACTCACTATGATCTAACTTCTGCTGACCAAGTTCTACCTTGGCAATATAATCCAAACGATATGATTCCTGTGCCTTATAGGTAAACTTCTTATACAGATCTAGATAATCAAGTTGAGTTACACCACCTACATCATATGTAATATGAGTACGTCCCATGATATGGACTTCACCTTCACTAACAAGACCCCAAGGCGAGAATCTCTTCATTAACTTCTCACCAAGAACTCTATCCAGTCTCCTACAAATATAAGGTATATCAAAAAACTGTATGTTCCATCCTGTAATCACATCAGGAACATCTTGCATCCAATAGTTTATGAACGATGTAAGTAGTTCATACTCCGTGGGACAATGATGATAGGTTACATTCTTTTGTTTATTATTAAAAGGTTTACTTCCCCAAGTAATGATCTGCTTAGTTGTATAGTCTTGTATTGTGATTGCCAAAATCTCTTCGACGCACGATTCCACATTAGGGAAACCTTGCTCAGACGTAGTTTCAATATCCAAAGTAACAAGTTTAATCTTGCTGATGTCAAACTTGACTTCATCCTCTGGGTATTTCTCTGAGATATATTGATAAATGTATCTGTCATTCCCATATATTTCAAATCCCTCAACCTCATCATATCTTTTATAGAACTCACGGCAATCTCGTACCGTACCTGGATTAATTGCTTCAACTGATTCTCCATTCAACGTTTTATATTTAGTTTTCTTTTTAGATTTAACAAATAGAGTTGGAAAGAACTCATCACGATGTTCATACCTTCTACCATTTTCAACTCCACGAACCAAGAATTGGTTTCCGATTAGTTGAACGTTGGTGTAGAATTTCATTCTGTAAGAGTTAAGTATTTTTCAAGTAGGGTCGGTGTTGGTTCTGCCAACGTAAGTATCTTATCAGATCCTATCATTAAATTATTATCTCTTGTATAATCATTTAGATAAGGTTCTAACATTTTACCTTCAGTAATTAAACAGGGATTAACTAATTTGCAATCAGGTTGCCCTATATCCATAGCAGCAACCTCTACAATCTCACTAATCAGAATCTGATTGTTTGTTAGTGCTAGAATCTTTATTACTTGATCCATAATTTACGATGTCCTCGACATACATTTGTTTTAATTTATCTATGGGTTCTACCATTGTGATTAACCAGTCAGCAGTAACTGGTATTGTATCTTCTTTGGAAAGGGGCATCCAAGGAAATAAAGAAACAGCAAACCCTGCTTTTGCAGGTCCGTCATTTTCCTCTGAGAGAACATTAGGATCTCTCATCTTTACGATACAAGGTTTATTAAGAAAATAACCAACCACTCTTCTATCTTGTTTATCACCAGATCCCATTTCTGTGACATCAGCAATAACATCTTCGCCAGATTTTAAGAGTAGTAACTTAACAGTCATAACACATATCTACGTAGAGACATTCTACCAATAAAAAAGGGAACCGTCAAGGTTCCCTGATCCATCTCGAACTCATTACTATTTAGTCGCAATAGACTAAACAATGTGAATTTGTCGGATGTTCTTTACATTCTTGTTCCCAAAAAGATTGTTTTTTAGGAACTCGTTGAATGTCACTGAGAGCGTTTTTAATTACGCTGAAGGGTGTTGTGAGTTTCATGATACACCTCCTACAAATACTCTTTACGTGAATGATGTTCTGGAACTACTTTTCCCAATTCCACGGTAAGAAGTCCGTCTTCAAACTTGACGGATCCAACCTTCGTATCATCTGAGATCGTCCACACTCGTTGGAAAGAACGTTGGGCCAATCCTTTATGGAGAAATTCTCCATCTGTTTCCTTATCTTCTTTTTGGCCTTCCACATATAATTTTCCAAACTCCGTGTAGACCTTAACTTCTTTTTTCTTGAAACCAGCAAGAGCGAGTTCCAATCTCGATTCAACATTGTTTACCTGTACCAAATTATATGGAGGATAGTTTGAAGTTGTATCCATATCCCAAAAACGATTGAGATAATCATCCATTCCTATACTATTCTTCGTAATCTTATCAAAAAGATCTGGAAGATTTGCTGCGTGATACCTTGCTAAGTTAGTCATGATAGTTCTCCTTTTTAAGCGAGTGTTTAGTTGTGTCCCTTACGGCGACATAACTAATTATACACGATCTCTCAAAAAAGTGGATGATGATTTCCGACTAAACCTTTTCGGTTTTCTCTCCCGAAGGTGCGTAAGATATAAATTTGTGTAATTTGCAATCACTAAAAGGATTAATAATATAGTGTTAACCGTCATTCTTTTTCGGTCTTCCCCTTCTTTCCAATATTATATTTTTGCTCCAAAATCCAATCTCCCTTATCTTTAAAAGAAAGAACTTTGATTTGATTAAGAGGAGCAATGTCAGATACTGCTTCGGATTTTACTACGGATATAAGTCCCCAATCAGCAAGAAGACGAGAAATACGATTTCTACGTTGCACATCATTAACAGTAAGGTTAGCATGTTTGCCATCAAGAGCAAACAATTCCTTAAAATGCACGATATAATATTTTCCCTGCTTATGCAGTATATGACAACTCTGATATAATTTCTTTTCCTTTCTTGATGCTACACCAATTCTTGTGAGAGTTTCTCTTACCTTTAAGAAATCATCTGGTTCGTTTAGGGTCACCTCTACCATTTGGTCTTGCGACCATTGTACAGTAGGTTCTACGGTGGAACTAGTCATTTCGATCCTCCAATGTCAAGTCGTTGTTTAATAAAATCCAGTTGTTGGTTTGATAAAATTTTCAGTGCTTGAGACGCTTTCTCATTACTATAACCATAGTATTCTTTAACACATTGGAGATCCGTGACTTTATCCTTTCGGAGCCAGGGAGAAAATCTCTTCTTTTTCCTAAGTGTATTTAGATAAAAAGAATATTGCATATCTTTATCTAGGAATGAATATTTATTCATTTCATTGGCAAACATCACACAATCAAGATGTCCAGATAAGCAACGATTAATTATATATGGAGGATAATCTTTTATGGTGGAAGGATCCTCTTCAATAAGATTTTGCTTATTAAAATTAATTGAATTAAGCCAATCCTTCAGTTCCATAATTAAAAAGTAGTAGTTCCTTTCTTGTTTGTTGGTCTTTCATATATTCACCTACTGAACGCATAGTATAAGTCAAATCAAACTCTCCTGCGTTCCAACCCTTAAATCTATCCTTAACAAGTTGATCTGAATTATAACTGATTAATTGATGCACTGAACTTTGACTGCAATCGTCTGCAAATTGATCATGGTCAAAACTTTTATGCATTTCACCTTTCTTACCGTATAGATTATCTTTAATATCATAAGGAGGATCTAAGTACATAAACAAACCATCATGAATACCTGTTCGGAAACAATATTCATAAGAGTATTGATTAATATGCCAATGAGAAATGATCTCAGAATACTCAGGCAACTTTTCTATACCCCTCATAGAGAAATTAGAATCACTTGCCTGTGCTGAGAAAGAAGAACTCTCAGTAAGACCTGAGAAACTACACTTATTAACAACATAAAAAGCAACTGCTCTTTCAAGATTAGTATATTTACTATTATTAATAATATCTTTCATCTCTGCAAATAAACATCTTGCAGAGTCTGGATTACAATGAGTAGTTTTAAGATCCTTTAATTCTTTATATAAGTCATCACTAAACATTTGGAGATTAGACCAAAAGTTTATAAGAGGTTCGTAAAGATCATTAACGGTAATTTTTAAATGTGGATACATTTTAGTCATATGTATCGCAACACTTCCCCCACCCAAGAATGGTTCACGAAATTCTATATACTCTCTCATATCTGGAAAGTATTGTGCCATCTTAGTTACAGCACGAGACTTACCACCTGGATATCTAAGTGGTGTTTTTAATCCTTTTTTACTCATTAATAAAATCTCTGTCCACCATAATCTCTACCAACTTCTACCTCAATAGTATCAAATACTCTATTTAATGATCTAGCAAAACCTCTATATCCACTTCCAACATATAATTGACCAGCTACCACAGAAAAGGTTGCGATGCCCCAGAATAGATAATAAAATCTAGACTTAACTTGATTCCTTACTTTCTCTTTTGAGATCATTTTGTTTCCTCCAATAATGAATAAGTGTGTTCAATTCAGAAATTCGCTCTTCAGCATTTCTGATTTTTGATTCAAGGTTTGTCATTTGAATTTACACTCTACCATGATTTCTGTCAAACATGCAAGCATATTTATTTCTTGATCTGCAACAAATGCTATTTGATACTGGTACTTCGCAATAATAAGAACGGCAGCAGGAATAGTGCTAGGGATAAGGGATTCGTAAAGACTATCGTAAATGCGACGCAGTAATACAGAAGGATCATTGTCCAAGTTATTGACACACCATTTACGTACTTCTGGAAAGTTCTTTTCTTTGAGGTTTTTAATGAGATCATTGACCTTTACATCACTAAAATGAGCAAGTATACCACTATCTATCTTTCCTCCAACCGAATATCTTTGACACTCATTAAGAACTCTTCTCCAATCAGGAAAATGTTTGTTGATTAATTCTGCTAGGACTTTCTTATCTGCTTCTATTCTTTCTTGTTCTAATATATTTACTAATCTTCCGAAGAATTTTGCTGCAATTTCTTGTTTAAGTTTTCCGTGAATACCAAACTCAACCACAGCACATCTCGAATGGAGGGGCTCAATGATTTTATTTTTGTAGTTGCAAGTGAAAATGAATCTGCAGTTGTTGGAGAACTCCTCAATACTCGCTCTAAGAAGGAGTTGTACATCGGGAGTGGTATTGTCTGCTTCATCGATGATGATGACTTTATGTTTCGACTCGCTGCTAAGAGAGACGGTAGATGCGAAGTTCTTGGCGTTATTCCTAACAGTGTCAAGAAACCTGCCTTCATCCGATCCATTAATGACATAAAC